GAGCTAAACCTACAGTAGAACTTAAAGTAATAGTTTGTGGGTTTGCTGCTGTTGACGCAGTAGCAGTTAGTGTTTCATTTAAAGTAATTGTAGTAGGGTTCTCTTGACCACTTTGTCTATTAATCCAAACTTGAATAGGACGACCTGTAGCATTTTTATTAGGAATTGTAATGTAAGTAGATTCAGAAATACGGTTAATATTAATATCTTGTTGATTAGCACCCGTGCCTGTACGAGTTACCATATCAAGTAAATCAATTGTATCTACAGGTAATGCATACATAATTTGATTTTGGTTTAATGTAATTTGACCAGGTTCTATCGTCCATAAATTAATTCCACGATTAGCCCATTCAATAGTAAGCAAGTTTAAAGAACGTCTTGCAGTTCTTAAATCATAACCTGTACGAAGTTCTTGACCACATCTTTCAAATGCGTCTTCTACTAGATTATTTAAATCTAAATTAAAACTCGTGGTTCCTGTGGTTAATTGTGCCATTATTTTACTCTTCTATAAGGTTTTACTTTTTGTTTAATTGATTTAGGTTGAGCTACAAACTGTTTACCTTTAGCTTTACCTGCTCTTTTAGCCTTCGTTGTAGCAGCATACTCTTGAGGGCTTAATGCTTTAATTGCTTTTTCTGGTAAATATCTTTCACCTGTTTCACTAGACTTTTTACCAGATTTAGTTGTCCACTTTTGTTCACCCCATGCTTTTAGTGAACGTTGAGGTTTAGCTAATGCACTCACTTATATCCACCGCCTGCAGCTTTATATTTTTTAGCAACAAGTTGAGCTTTACGAGCTGACCATTGACCGGCACCTGTACCATGTGTGGCAGCAGCTTTAACTTGAGATACAATTCTTTTACGTAAACTAGGTTTAGTGTAGTTGCCAGCTTTGTTTACTGTGCCGCCTTCTTTATACTGAGTAAAGTCTGTATTATCACGACGTGCTTTAACTTTGCCTTTAGGCATTGTATTTTCAGTAGCACTAGGAATCTTAGTTTTCTTTATAGCGCCCATGCCTCTACTCGGTCTCATTACTTTCTCCTTAAACTAGCTAATCCGCCAGTTCTAATATTAACAGGTTTATACTCATCTGGTCGTCTAGCAGTTGCAACTGATGAGGGTGTTGCTGAGCTTGCTTCTACAGGTCTAAATGAACCCATGGATGCAGTAGTTGCTGGTACCATACCTCGTTCTGCAGGTCCTCTTCTTGGTCCACCTTCTATGGGTTGGTAAGGACTTGGTGCAGGAGCTGGTGCTTCTGGTGGTTTAGTAAATGCAAATGGGTTAGCCATTGTAGGCGCTGCTGTACTTGTTGGTGAAGCAAAAGGTTGGAAAAATGGATTATTTTCTCTTCTAGCAAACTGAGCTAATTCATAAGCTTTATCTTTTTCACCAAAACCAAAATCAGCATACTGAATAGGTAAGTAACTAGCATTACTACTTTGTGCTTGAGGTTGATACTCGCCGTATGCGGATTTAATATCTTCAGTCAAATAACTTGGTATGTCTGTTCTACCTCCAGCATAAGGAGTTGTAGCAGGATTAAAATCACCAATCGGTTTATAAGCACCACTTTGTGGAGCTACTGACAACATACCAGGACTAAATGATTTTTGTAAGTTAGCTTGAGCTAATTCATCGCCAGCCATTTTGCCATATATATTTTGGTATGCATTAAAACTAGATGTACCTTGTGCACCTTGTGCTTCTGGGCTATACATATTACCTAACTCAGGAAGAACGTTGTATACACCTTTATTACCTTGCACAAAATACTTGGATGCATCGTAAGGTTCGCCACCATAACTATATAAATCTGACCCAAAAGAAAATCCAGGAGGAGGGGCAGCTAATGCACCTGAAGCATCTGTAGCACCATATGTAGGGGCGCCACCACCTCCGCCTCCGCCACCACCAGAATATCCGCCTGTTAAGGCTGAACCTGCGATAGCTTTAGCGGCACCTAATGGACCACCTGTAATATATCCAGCGACTGGACCAGCTATAGGACCTACTACTGGCAAACTACCTGCTATCGAAGTAATAGGATCAAATACTTTAGTAACTGATTTTACTGCGCCACCCATGAGGGCTCCTTAAGCTCTTGTTTTACCGCGGATAGCACAACCATCAGCACGTTTAGAAGCTGAAGATACTTTGCCGCCTTTTTTGTAATTCTCATCAAACTTCTTAACTTCTGTACTTACATCATACATAGCTTTATTCTTTTTAGCAGCTTGTGGATCTTTCATTTCATCAGCCTTCATTTGCTTTTCTTCAATTTTAACTTTTTGTTCGTCTGATGGAGGCGTAATGTCTTTAACAAACTTTTTAATTTTTTCAATAACTGCCATGATTAAATCATCCTTCCTTTTGTTTTACCGCGCATTGCACATCCGTCTGCACGTTTAGAAGCAGTTGATCCACCTTTAGACATACATTTAGCTTTAACCGATCCACCTTTTTTCATTTTATTATAACCAGGTGACATTAAATTTTGTGCCATTTCAGTGGCAGTAAATTCTCTTGCAGGTTTAGTAGCAACCACATCTTTAATTACTTTAGACATATCAGGACCAATAACATCAGCAGTTCTATCAACACTACCAATATTACCTGAAGGTGTTTCAACAGATACTTTTTCTTTAGTAATTTTTTTAATAGGTTTTGTGTCAGCTTTAAATTTAGGACCCATTTTTTCATCACTAAAATCTGTTCTAGAGGCAATATTGCCTGATGGTTTTGATTTACCACCCATGGCTAAAAGTTCATTTATAGTTTTACCGCCAATTCTTAACTTTCCATCATCTTTAGAATCTTCATCTACAAACGTAGGTATATTGTTTATATATTTTATCTTTTTTGCCATGATTTAATCCTTAAATAATCTTGCCTTTAGATTTGCCTTGCTTAGCAATACCGTTAGCTTTTGATAGTTGAGAAACTTTACCACCAGTAGCATAACCACAACCTTTAGTCATACCGCCTTTTTTAAGCTTAGTTAAGTCTGATTTTTTACCACCGTGTAATTGGCTTTCATGCATACCAATAGCTTTTTTAGCTGTCTTTTTATCTTGAGCCATGTCTAACTTGCCACCTTCTTTATAAGCCATGCCACCCATATTCATTTTCTTTTTTGCCATACCGCCTTTTTTCATGTAGCCCATTTTATTTCTAACCTCCGTTGGTAATTTTGATAATCCAGGATTGTCACTTGAATCAACCGCCTTAAGTGCTCCACCTGATCCGAACTTCTTAGTTTTATCTGCTTTCATAAACTCTTCTCCTACTGATTTTGATATACCAACTTTCTTAGCAAATTTTGGGTTATTAGCCACTGCAGCCATTAAGTTGTGTTGTGCTTTAGATTTACTAGGCATTTAATCAGCCTTTGTATCTGTGTGTTGAACTTCTACTTCAACTTTAGTTTCTTTTTTACTAGGCTTGATAGTTTCGACAGCAACTTCTGTAACTTCTTCTGTAACTTCTGAATGAATAATTTCATCTAATAATTCCTTTTGTTTTTTCATTTTAAACACCTTTTCTATAAAAGCTTTCATATTATTTACCTAGCCAATGAGTTACCATCCAGCTTACAATACCTGAAAAAATAGTAGCGATAGCAATAAATACTTTCCATCCACCTTTAATTTCTTCTAATGTTTTTTCAATACTATCAAGTCGTTTTTTTAATTGTTCCATGTCTTCCATAATAGTATCTACATCCGATTGAATGTGTTTAATTTCAACACCATGTTCTGCTAGTTCGCGTTCTGCACTCATTTGCAATTCCACCTTTTTAAAGAAGCAGCCTTACGAGTAGGTCTACCTTTTTCATCTTTCATAGGACCAGGCATGCCAGACATCCTAGCACAAAACGACTTCTTACGAGGTCCACCTTGTGGTTGAGGAGCCTTTAGATTTGACCCAGTAGCTGCGTTATATTTAGCACGGCCTTTTGCAGTAAGACCTGCACCTTTCGATACAGGAAGTTTCTCGCCCCGTCCGATTGCTAAGCTAGGACCTTTTTTCTTGTTAGCCATAGATTATTTGTACTGAATCTGTATTAGACATTTCAGCATACACGCTTGTTCCAACTCGTATGCCTTCACCCGGAATAAACGGGACGTTGGCAAAGGTATCACCAGCTGCGGTTTCATAAGTAAGTATCCATTTACCTACGGCATATACAGCTGCAGTACTTGTAATGGTGCGCGAATTAATATCTGTTAGTGTAAAGGTATCTGCGCCCGTTCTAGTAATGCTATATGTGCCATCAGTAGCTGAAACGCCTGAGTTAGCTAAAAAATGAATGCCAATAACTGTGCCTGTAGTAAGCCCGTGAGCAACTTTAGTTACTGTTACCGTATTACCACTTTGAGCATACGTTACGCTAGATGATACAGGAGTACTTGCAGTATCAAATAAAGTTACATACCCAGCAGTAGCAGTTCCTGTAAACGATAACCCTTTAACACGAACAGGATATTTAACTAAATAGC